GCTGGGCGATGCTCCGTCACCAGGGTCGCCGATCAGCGGCTCGAAGCGGCTGAAGTCGGACGGGATGTTCATGTTCGAGGCGTTGACCTCGATGCCCGCCGCCTGGACCAGCATCGGCGACTTAGCCACCATCAGCTTGGCAGGCCGGAAAACCTCCCAGGCCTGCTTTTCAGTGGTAGCGCCCGAGTACACCTCGGCGCCGAACTCGCCGTCGGCCACGAACATGCTGATGCCGACACCGGCAGCGATTACCGACTTGCCGTTCTTGCGCGGCACCTCCCAGTAGCTCTCACGAAACCGGCGGTGTCCACCCTTCTTCTTGACCCAGCCGAACGTGACGGCCATGCCGAAAAGCTGCCAGGGCTCCAGGCTGATCAGCTGACGCTTGAATGCCCATTCGCCCTTGGTGTGTGGCAGCAGCTGGATCAGCTTCAGCTTCTTCTCGGCCTTGGCCGGGTCGAACTTAAACCGGTACCCTCGTTTGCGGCTGGCCGCCAGGTCGTCGAAGTGGCGCTGAATTGACTGGTGGATATAGCGGCACGCCGGCACCTTCCCACGGAGCACAGACCGACCCCACGCCATCGCCTTGTCGACGTTGGTGTGCACGGCTTTGGTCATTTATGAGCTCAGTAGTTGGGCGAATTCGTTGGTCGCTTTCTCCTTGTTGCCGCCAATCAGCCGGGTTCGGCTGGACGGGTCCAGGCCCAGCAGCGACCCGAAGGTCACCATCTGGCGCATTGTTTCGTTCGCGGCGGTCAGCGCCGGATTCTTCATTGGGCCGCCGGTGGCACCCGTCACCACGATGCCGCTTTCGCGAATTGACTCTTGGGCCATTCGCCAGTTGTCGTAGGCGACGCAGAACGCCTCCACGTTGTGGAGATCAGTGATGGCGACGACGTTCTCGCGCAGAAGCTCGGGCACGATCATCTTCCACATCGTGGCCGCGCGATCGCTCAGCCAGTCCGGCGGATCGATCTCGGTGAACTTGGAAAACTGGGGCTCGGCGGCGTTTATCGCTCGCTTGCCAGGGTTCCCGGCCAGTAATTTCTTGGCCGTCGGCTTGGGTTTGCGACCACGGCCGGCGACCGTGGCGGTGCCTCCCATCGCGCAACTCCTGGATTTTTAATTTCGCGGGTGTGAAAAAACGATTGAGGGCGCGGTCTAGAGGCGAAAAGGCCCAGACTTTCGACCCTCCCCCATCGATAGAGAACCCCTATTGCACCATTTCGGTGCATTTCAGATGGGATTAATTCTCGTTTCCGACGGACGGTATACGCCGCCCGGGGAATGACGTGCTACATCAGCCTCGCCTTGCATTGCCAAACCCGCCGTCCTCGGATGCCGTCTTGGCTGAGTGGCACGGCCCGCACAGGCTTTGCCAGTTGGTCCGATCCCAGAACAGGGTCATGTCGCTGCGATGGGGCGTGATGTGATCAACGTCGGTGGCCACCACCACCAGCCCGCGGGACTCGCAGTGCACGCAGAGCGGATGCTTGGCCAGCCACCCAGCCCTGGCCTGCTGCCACTTGTAGCCGTAGCCACGCGCAGCGCTTGTCTCGCGAGGCTTCTCGCGGACATGGCTCTTGAGTAAGTGGAGGTGGGCATCACAGTAGCGAGGGTTGCGGGTCAGGACATTGCAGCCCCGGGCGTTGCATGGCTTCTGCGGCCTTAACGGCATGGCGTGCCATCCATATAGGTACGCGGCTGGGCATCGGGATCTTCGGGTTCGTCACTTCCCATCGCCTGGATCAGCAGGTCGAGCCTGTCCGCCACCTGGCTCATCGACTGCGCCGTGCTCTCTTGAGCCAGCACCAGCCTTTCCAGCAAGGAGATCAGCTGCTCGTTCATATGCGACCTTGCTCCACTTCTTGATCCAATCGCGCCGTGCGGCGCATCCACTACAGGCCATGACCTTCGACGACCAGATCGCGGCCATCGACGTTAAAGGTCACGGTGAGCGATGGAAGGCCGTTACCAGCCTGGCTGTTCAGCGACGTGCTCACTTGGCATGGGAGCATCTGACCATCTTCAGTGTGCAGTGCGAACAGAGCCCGCTCTTGCCGTTCAAGTAGCACAGGCCACCGATCGTCTTCGAGACTGGTCTTGAGGACCTGCCCAGCGCCTGGCACGTGAATCTGCTTCAGAATCAGTTTCATTGGTTCGCCCTGTCCACCGCCTCGGTGGCCTTGATCGCTGCCTTGTCTGCTGTGTCAGCAGCGCGTGTCACCTTGTCGGCGGCGCGCTCCACCTGCTCAGCAGCCTTGCCGGTGTTGTCGGCCAGCTTGTTCAGGCGCAGGTCGCGCTGCTTCAGTGCCTCATCGTAGCCCTTGCGGACATCGGAGACCTGCTCGCTGTACCAGTGCGCCAGCGCCCAGTGCGAAGACTGGAACCCTATCACCGCACCGCCGGCCACCAAGAGCACAGCAATCACCCATACCTCGACACGACGCCAGTAGCGCCGCGCGATGAATTCCATCGAACATCTGTCCATCAAGCTGCGCCTCCGAGTTGCGACCGCAAGCGCGAAATCTCCGCGCTTTGCGTGGCCACTCTGTCTGTAAGGCTCGCTACCTGGCTGGATAGGGCTTCTATTTTCCCTTCCAGTTTTCCAACTGCGGCAACGAGATCGTTGCGCTCCTTGGCGAACTGATCAGCCCGCGCCTCTGCGGCGTTGGCTCTCGTTCGCTCTATGTCTAGTAGCTCGTTCAAGCGCCGGACCGTGCCGATATCGGCGTTGTCCATGGCGCGATCGGTGGCGTCCCGCGAGAGGAACTTCCGCAACCACAGGAAGGCCGCGAGCAAGACCGTGCCACTACCACCCAGCCACGTGGCTGTTCCTGGGCCGAGGTCAGTAGGGTCCATCGTTACTCCGAATTAAAGGGCCCGCATGGCACGGGCAAATGCACTGAAGGAGCAGCACGTGGAAACGAAAAAGCCCCGGCAAATGCCGAGGCTTGAATGGGTGCAGATGGCCGGCACTGATCCCCGGCTTGTGGACTTAACGATCTAGGTCTGTGGTGCCCGCAACACGACCGGGTTCGCGCATCAGCCTGCGCATTCATCCGCATAAAGCAAAAAGCCCCGCACAGTGGCGGGGCTTCTGGTGTCTCTCTCATACGCGCAAGATCGACATGATGGGAGTAATTTACTGCCATTCCGCCACTACGGTCAAGCGGCGTCTACGAAGATTTGCTCGCGGTCGAAAATCTCCGTGGCATGGATGACAGCGGCCTCTTCCAACTGCTCCAAGCGCTTGCTGATCCCGGCCTTCCAGCGGTGCCGAGTGCGCTCCGGCGAGCCGGCCGGGTCCCAACTGTTCATGTCGTAGAACTCGGCGGGCAGCACGATCATGTCGGTGGAGCGCTTCCCGGTCTGCACGCCCTTGAGCTTGGGGATCGCCCAGGCGGTGAGCGCCTTGTAGACGAACAACTGCGGGGCTGGCGTGCTCATGCGGCTGACGAGGCGCCCGATCGCCGCCACCTTGTTGGCCTTGTGCGTGGAATACTTGGCCACCAGCACATCCCACTGGGCCGGGGCCAGCTCGCGGTGCAGTAGCGCATAGAGGCAGCAATCGTAATCGAACTTGTCGCGGACCGAGATCGTACTGCCGGTGCCACCCTGGCGCGCATCGGCATCTATCAGCTTCTGCCAGGACTGCTTGGTGCTGTTATCGATGTTGTCAGCGGCCAGCACGCGCACCAGGGTGCCCATCACGTCTTTATAGATGCCCATCGCTCAATCCCCTGTGAAATTCGATTTGCCGGCACCGCGGCCGTTGTTCTGTTGGTACTGGGCGGCCGGGCCGTTCAAGAGCACCGGGCGCTTCAACTGTTCGATCTGGTGGTCGGCGGCCTGCAGACGGATGCTCAGCTGGGTCACCAGCACCTCCAGCGGCAGCGACTCGCCGGTGTCAGCCGACACCCAGCCGGAGGCGTTGCACTGCACGCACGCCAGTTCGTGGAAGACACCCTTGACCACTGCGCGACCGCGGCATGCCGGGCACTTGGCCAGGTCGAGCTGGGCGGCGCGGAATTCTGGTCCATGGCTCTTCCTCACGACAGAGCCTCCGAAATCCGTTGGTAAGCCGAGAACACGTCGCATGTCGGGTATTTGCCGAAATAGGTGACGTCGCCGCTCTTGAAGGTGACGACCAGGCACTCGAGGCCGGGCCGATCATCAAGCCTGACCGACTTCACCTGGTCGGTATCGACCTCATGCTGGAACACGTAATCGACCGTAATCAGCATTTTGAAACCTCGCCTATGATTGATTCCTGAATAGCATTGCAGCCCTTCTGCGCCGTGGTCTGGAGACCATTACCAGAATCTCCCGATCTAACACCGGTCAACCCGTGAATGAGGTCGAAACCCTTGCTGTCTAGATGGGCGTGCCACTTCTCCAGGGCATCGCGCTTGCGCTGCATCACAGCCGATTGCACGTACACCTTCACGTTGTGGCCCATGGCATGGTTGATCAGCAACTCACCGATCAGGTGGTCGATGCCGATGTCTGCCCACGAGGTGCGGGCCAGCTTGCGCAGGTCGTGGCTCGTCCACTCGCCCTGCCCCAGCGCCGCGAATACCGCGCTCGCCTGCCCTTCACTAAGCCCCTTGCCGCCGCGCGCCGGGAACAGGAATTCGCCGTCGTATCCCTGGCGGTGCTGAGTCTCGCGATAGTCGACCAGCACCTTGCATACCTGCTCAGTCAGCGGCAGGCGATGCTCGACGCGGGTCTTCGCGTGCTCGGCCGGAATGAACCACTCGCGCTCTGCCAGGCTGATGTGGGACCAGCGCGCCTGCCGCGTCTCGCCGATGCGCGAGCCATGGCACAGCATCATCAGCGCCAGCAGGCCCGTGGCCGGGTTGTTGGTCATCGCGGTCCGCAGGCTCACCATCAGATTGCCGAGTTGGGTGCCACGCAGGCGGCTGGGCTTGATGCCGACCTTGGCCTTGGAGAAGTCGCCGAACTTGATGCCGGCCAACGGATTGGACGTGAGCAGGCCCAGCGTGTGCGCCTGGCGGAATGCCAGGGCCAGGAGTTGGAACACCGAGCGCACGTAGTCGATCGAGATGGTTTCCTGCAGCGGCCACATCAGCTGGCTGTCGAGCGTGGCCTTGTCGATCTCGGTCAGCAGCATGTCACCCAGGCGCGGCACCAAGTGGCACTTGATGGCCGATGCCCCAGTCTTCTTGCGCTTGATCGACAGGTTGCGATCGCGGGACATGCGCTCGGCGTACCAGTCGAGCAGCTCGCCGACGGTGACCCACTTGGAAAGTGTCGACCCGGTGCCGGCGGCCAGGCGCAGGCGAATGTCCGGCAGCGCGGCTAGCACCTGCTTGGTGGTGAGATCCGGGTAATTGCCGATGCGGTTCCAGGTCCGGCCCGACACCAGGTACCACGATGCCCGGGCGCGGGCGCGGGTGAAACGCAGGTACAGGCCCTTGTTCTCGATGTCGCGCAGGTCGCGGACCGTGCCGGCGGCCTGGCGTTTGATCTCGGCGTCGCTGATCTTCACGGCGGCGGTTGTGGTCATGCAACAACCCTCGTTGGTGCCAGGCGCAGGTATGCCCGGATCTGCTCCATGGCGTCGAAGTGCCCGCGGCAGATGATCGCGAGATAGCCTTGGTCGCTCAGAACCCGCAGGCGCGCCCGCTGCTCAGCAGACACTGGCGCGTCGTTAGGCGGTGTGGCCTTGAACTCGATGTACAGGCCGAAGTACCCGCCGCGCGCCATCGGAAGCACCAGGTCGGGGATGCCAGCGCGCACACCCTGCTTCTTGAGCTCGGCCGCAACCTTGATGTGCCGGTGCCCGCCGTTGGGGACGTGGTAGATCAGCGCCGCAACCTCGGGCAGGCGCAACTCGATCTCGGTCATGAGCGCGGCCTGCTCCTTGCCCTCGTAATCGATGCGCTTTGCGCGCGCAGGCTTCACTAAGTATGGCTTCACGACGCGACCTTCCCTTCGCGAATCAGAATGTCCTGGGTGCGCATGACGCCCTCGGCGTGCAGCAGGCGGGCCTCTTCACGATCGGCACCGCGGCGGCTACCGCGGCGGCCGTCGACGTAGTCGTGGCAGGCCGAGCAGGACCATGCGCCCTGGAAGTCGTTCGGCTTGCAGCCCATGCCATTGGTGCCCGCCAGGCGGTAGTGGGCCAGCACGGTGGTTTCCGGGTTGCCGTTGCACACGCCCGGCACACGGATCTGGCACTCGCGGCCACGGGCGGCCTTGGTCAGCTTGGTTTGGCGGATAATCATGGTTTCACCGCCTTCTCTTCGAGCTCGATCAGCAGGTCAAGGAAGTGCCGGGCTTTCTGCAGGTCGGCGATGCCGCCCTTGTCCCGCCACCGCGTCACGTACTTGATCACGCTGCCTTCGGCGAACGGGATGCCGTTGGCGTGGATGTACTCGATGGGCTGAATCTTCAGCGACTTGTAGTGGCCGCCTGCAACCTGGGTATTCAATGCGCTCATGATTTCGCTCCTGATCTTTTCGAACGCAGTGCCGCTAGCGCGGCCTGCCCCACTTCAACAGTCCTAGGCGGTGCCGGCGGCGCTATCTCGGCCTTGGGCACGGGGCCGAGCTGTTCGCCCTGCCACAGCTTCCGGCACTGGGCCAGGTAGTGCTTCTCGAACGACGCCATGCCCAGTTCGCGGGACAGCAAAGGCAGGCTGTGGAAGCCAGCGGCGGCGGTGGCGTGGTAAACGGCCGGGTGCATCCACTTGGCGCCGTCGCGCACGGCCGGGTGGCAGTTGCGCAAGCCCTGGGCATAGGCCTTCTCGACGCTGGGCAGACCCAGGCCTTCCGGCGCAAAGCACCAGCTCACGAACACGCCCGGCGCCGGGACGAAGGCCTTGCTGTTCGCGCTCAGGACGCGCATCCCGTGGTCGATCTGCTCCATGCGGTTGATCCCAGCGCGCATGAATTCACCCAGCCACTCCAGCTTCGAGGCGTTCATGACGGCTTCGGTCGGCCAGGACTGGCGCCAGGCGCCGCACGCGCCGCGCAGGCGGAGGAACAGATCGTCGATCACTGCCTGGGTCGCCGGGTCAACCGCCACGGCGCCGGGCTCGACAGGTGCTTGATACGTTGGGTCGGTACGGCGGGTGGCGATCAGGTCGCGCACGCTGGTTGCGGTCTTCACAGGCGAACCCCCTTGGCTGCCCAGTCGCCCGGGGCTTCGCCGGCGTCGGCAGCGCTGGCGCTCTCGGTGGCCTGGCGCTTGATCCACTTGGCCAGGCGGTGGCACCAGCCGCCGTCGGTGTCGCGGATCTCGGGCTTGGCAACGTGGAAGCCCATGAACGAGCCGATCACGTCAGCGTTTTCGAGCGCTGAGTCCGGCACGCCAAGGATCACCAGCTGGGCGTTCAAGGTTCCTGCCCGCGGCAACCATTCGGCGAACATCGAGAAGCGCTTGCGGGCATCGGTGGATTGCTCCAGCGCTTCGGCGGCGGCGCGGTCCTGCTCGTCCAGCACGTCGGCAAATTCATGCGGCTGCTGCTGTTCGGTTACTTGATGGTTAATTGATGTATTGGGTGCAGTGGCTGCACCCCGTTCTGTCGTAGGCTGCACCCCGTTCTGTTGCTGGCTGCACCCCGTTCCATCTTCACGGGGTGCAACTGCTGCACCCCGCTTGATGAGAAGGTCGTACACAACCGGACGGCGGTCATGGCGATCGATGTACACGGCGGCAAGCGCCTGGTTACCGCGAACAATCAGGCCGCGCTCTTCCAACAGGTCGAGCTTCAGGCGCACCGTGCGCTCCGATAGGCCGGTGTCGTCGGTCAGGGTCTTGGCGGATGGGAAGGCACCACGGCCATCGGTACCGGCGTAGTTGGCCAGGCACAGCAGCACGTGGCGCGCGCTCGAGTCTTTCCCGAGGTCGCGGCGGGACAGTGCCCAGGACATTGCTTGAACACTCACAGTGAAGCTCCAATCTTTTCAGCGAGCAGCACCAGGCCGCGGCGGGTGACCATCACCTGCTCGACCGTCTTCAGCTCTTCGGATTCGTTGTTGGGGATGCGGACCAGCTTGTGCTCAAGCAGGCCGGCGGAAAGTCGGGGCTGGAAGGCCGACCAGTTGGCGAAGGTGGTGCGCCGGTAGATCCAGCGATTGGCTTGCATCCAGTTGAAGAGCTTCAACGGGCCCATGCCAAGGTGCTTGGCGGCCTCGGTGATGCAGATCGAGCCGCACGTGCCAGCCAGTTGCTCCAGGGCGGCGACCTTCGGGGCCTGCTGCTCGATGACTAGGTGCAGGTGCTGGTTCTCGCGCGCCTGGTCGGCGGCCACCTGCAGCGCTTCGGCGAAGTTGGTGGGCAGGCGCGGCTGCTCGGCCTGCGCTTCAAGTTCCTGCCAGCGATCGACCAAGCGAGCCGTGAACTCTGGGCTGAGCTGCGCAACGATCACATAGGTGTCGCGCTTGCCGATCAGGTACACCTTGAGAGAGCGAGGGCGGCCCAAGCTGTCGGGCTCTTGTTCATCCCCCACTGGGGGTTGGACGATTGTGCCGCGCGCGATGAGCCGATCAATCGACTGCTTGACCTTGTCGTGCCTGGAACCGAGCAGTTCCGCGATCTCGCGGGACGACATGACCTGACGCGTCATATTGTGGCTGATTGCGAAACATGACGAATCAGGCTGGGTATTGCGGTGGGTGGGCTGGCTGTGCATAATTGACCTCACATTGCGTTACCGCTGTAGAAGAAGCCGACCTTGACCGTCGGCTTTTTTGTGCCTGCAATTCGGTGGCTCAGGCCACCTTCACCGACGCCTTCAGCTGCGACAGTGCTTGTTCCGCGTGATCGATCTCGCGGAGGATCCGCTGCCGCTCAACTTGGTCGACACGACCGTCGCCCATGGCGCCGTGGGTCTCGACAGTCAGCTCCGAAATCTCAAGCGCGACTTTGCTCAGCGCCTTGTACACGTCGATGGCCGCAGGCAGCTCGTGCTTCACGATGCTGTGCCCGAACTCTTCGGCCAGCGCAGCGATCGGGCGCATGTCGCCGGTGTGGAGAATCAGCGCATACAGGTGCTTTACGTTGAACCAGGCACCGTCGTAGTTGGCGTTGGCGCGTTGCAGCAGGCTCACCGCAGGCATGTTCATCAGCGTGGCCAGGCCCTTGGTGCTGGCCTCGCCCACAACGTCGTCGCAAGCCTTGAGAAAATTCTGCATTCCTAAAACCTCAGGATTCTTTATGTGGTGGCAATACGCCTGGTCTGTAAAAATCGCTCCAACGATCTCAAGCGGCCGCAGGGTAGATGTCGGGTCGAAGCTCATGGCGTGATACCCCCGTAGCCTTTTCGATTGCCAGGGCCTGCCGGGCGGGAACGCCTCGAACCTTCCAATAAGAAACGGCCATAGGGGTTACGCCGAGAAGCGCAGCGAGGGCTTTGCCCGATCCGGCTGCGAGGATTGCGCGCTCAAGAGGTGTGGGTTTCATAAACACTCCGCCGGTGGCGAATAAACAGATACTCACAATACGTTTATTTAATAAACAAGGCAACCCCGGTAAACTTTGTGTTTATGACTACTGAAAATTCTGGCGACCGCCTGCGCAAACTCCTTGTAGAGAGGCGGATTACACCTACCGAATTCGCCAAAGCGCTCGGCGTGTCTACGCAGGTGCTGAACAACTGGTTCGCTCGCGGCGTACCTGGCGGGAGGACTATTGAGGCCGCCAGAGTCTTGGGTGTGCCGGGCGCTTGGCTGCAACTGGGCGAGGGCTCGCCCATACGAGACCTAGTCATCGATGAGGCGAATGACGCCTTGCCAATCGACCGCCGCTACCCTCCTAAAGCCAACGCCGAGCTGCTAGGTGCTATGGAGATCTGGGATGACGACACGCCATTGGACGACGACGAGGTTTACGTGCCTTTCCTCAAGGAAGTGGAGCTATCGGCAGGTAGCGGAAAAACCGTTGTTGAGCAGTCCTGCAAGCAACGATTACGATTCGGCAAACTGACTCTGCGCAGGCAAAATGTGCAGCCAAGTGAGGCTGTTTGCGTCACCGTGAGCGGCAATAGCATGGATCCGGTGTTACCCGACAAAAGCACTGTCGGCGTGGATCAAGGCAGCACTGGCATCGTCGATGGGAAAATGTATGCCCTCAACCATGCGGGGCAGTTGAGGGTGAAAACCCTATATCGGCTTCCAGGCGGAGGCGTTCGCTTGCGAAGCTTCAATAGAGATGAGCACCCCGACGAAGAGTACACATCCCAAGAGATGCTAGATCACGAGATAATCGTACTTGGCCGAGTATTTTGGTCATCAGTCTTGTGGTAGATCGACCCTGTATCGACCCGCTCCACCACTATTTAATCCGTACGCACAAGGACGTCTGAAATGCGTGTTTCAGTTGCTTTTATGCTGTCTGCAACGCTGGCAATGCCCTTATTGGCTGCAGAAAATAGGCAAGCCGCGGCGCCTAAACCGTGGCCCCAAGAGCCGAGCACCTTCATGGGTATCGACTTCAACAAGAAGCTCGAATACTCGCTTCCGCAGTGCCCCGCAGGCTACGGGATACCAACGGCTATGTGTCGTGCGCCCGCCTATAAGCAAGTCTATTCAATCAAGGGTGGGCCGACCCTGGGCTCGATCGGATCCTATACCCTTTCCGCATACGCTAACCCTGACGGTGTGGACGCATTCTACCTCACTACCAAATCAGAAAATTTTGCCGAGCTGGCTAAGATATTCATAGCCAAATACGGTGAGCCGACGGGGCGTCTTCAGAACACGGTACAGACGAAGCGCGGAGGTGAATTCACCGATGACATCCTGCATTGGAAGGGCAAAACCATCGCTATCATGATGGAGCGCTATGATGGCGACATAAACACCAGTTCCGTCATGATCCAAACCCTGTCGTCACTTGCGGCCACCACTCAGCAAGGCAACGATAAGACCAAGGACGCCGCCGGCAAGCTGTAACGACGTCGCCCCCTCCCGAACGAAGCCCGCCTCGCGCGGGCTTTTTTTTGCCCCAATAAACGCGCGTGGACAATACCATAAACACCAATAAACAATTTTGTTGACCGAGCTATAAACGTGTTGTTTACTGTGTCCATCGAGACGCCACGGCGGATCGGGACACGACTGGTGAAGCCGCCAGTTAGCACGGGGTCAGCGAATTGGCCTCCCAGCCCCGCGAGGGATCGACTGGAACCAAGTTCTTTAAGAGAGACGGATTTCACTGGCTGGCCTTCCAACGAGGGCCAGACGGGAAATCGACCACCAGAGGATACGGACATGTGAACTTCAGCCGACGGCCCCGCCTCATGCGGCGCCAGCGATAACCCCCGTAGGGTGGTACCTGCGGTACGGAAGGAAAGGCCCGGGTCACACCGGGCTTTTTTACGCCTGTCGATATTCGCCAGCACCCTGGACCAGGGTTCTGACCAATGCCTACAGCCAGGGAGTAACACATGCACCCATCAATGCAGCAGCGCGTGCAGGGACTCAATGCCCTGCGTCAGCGCACCCAGATAGCAACCGCCGACCTCTATGCCATGATCGGCCAGGAGCAGCCAGTGCAGAAGATTCGCTACCAGGTGAAGACGGCCGGCAAGGCCTATCACATCGTCGAGTTGGCCAGCGGCAAGGTTCGCGGCTTCCGTTGGAAGTGGGTCGACGCGATCAACTTCGCCCAGCAGCTGGAGGCCAAGGCCGATGACGCGGCGCGCCGCTTCGGGGGTGTGCAGTGAACATCGGCCAGCCCCTCCCCGATCCACGCACCGCGGTGATCAACGACCTTTCCGCGCAGATCGACAGCTTCTTTGCCGCGGGCCGCACCGTCCAGGTCATCGCCACGGGCATCAGTGGTGAACGCACCGGCGGCCAGGCCATGGCTACCCACCACGACAAGCTCCGCGCCGAGCGCGACAAGATCGCCCCAACTGTTCAGTACCTGGCCGACGAGGGCAAGACAGTGCGCGAGGCAGCCGAAGCGCTGGGCACCGACCAGAAGCGCGTGAAGCTCATCGCCCGCGAGAACTGCATCAAGTTCGTGGATCGAAAGTGAAGCGCATCAGCAAGCCCGTGCGCCAGCGCCGCCGGCAGCTCTGGCTCGCCATACCCGCATCAGGAATCAAGGAGGCTGCCCATGGCAGCGAAGACAGCCGCGCAGAACGCGAAGGAATACCGAGCGCGGAAGAAGGCCAAGGCCGCTGCGCTGGGCGTGAAGTGTCTGCCCGTTGAGGTGTCGGCCGGCGTCGAGCAGCGTCTGGCGGGGCTGATGAAGGCTCAGGGCTTCGAGCAGTTCGAAGAGCTGTTCCAGACCATGGCCCTGAACCTGCTGGACGCCCCGCCCGAGGTGTCCGAATTCATGCTCCGGCGCCCTAGCGCGTCAGGATTCAAGGTCACCCCGAAACAAGCGCGTCAGCTTCGTGAGGTCGCAAAAACTGGAGAGCTAGAAGACAGCAAGCATGAATAGCAATGTTCGATTCAGTTGAAAACGCTTCGCCAAGCAAAAACTCGTGTTCAATCGTCGCTGGACATAGGAAATCGTGTAGACCGAGACTCGAATATTTAGGCAGCGCAGCTGCAACCCGGAGATAGTGCCGCTGCGCGGGCAAGGGTTAGTTTTTTGCCTCTGGTTTTCTACGCGAGTTTGTCCTCTTAGGTTTGTCCGCCGACTGATCCTTCTTAAGGTCTATCATTGAATTTTTTATAATAGCAAATTGGGTATCTTTTAGCG